AATATACTTCATCGTAACAGGATTATAAAACAGAATAACTGGAGCACCGATGGCAGCAGTCAATACAGTAGTGATATTGCCAGCAGCCGTAGTGGTAAATGCAGCCAAAGGCCACAGGAATAGAATATGAAATCCACTAACAGGTGGAACAATATTAACAATGGCAGCAGTGCCAGAAATAAATGACAAACATGTATCTGGTGCTATCGTAGCTGCCGAAGCAATAGTTCTTGGCTTCGGCATCTGGGCATTCTGTACAGTTGACAGTTGCTGAAAGTCAATATCAGCCATCTCTACACTACTCCATGGATGTACCACTTATTAGTGGCTTTGCTGAAAATGAGCGTGTACAATCTGTTCTGTATCAGAGTGGCGCCCACCAAAATATTACCTGAGGTACCAAGCACTATGTTACCATCAACAGGAGTAACCCATATAACGATACAGTTCCCCAGCAAAGGAGAACCGATTGTTTCAATCTGAGTGCTACCAGTTAGTCTGAGGAAATCAGACTTAGCTGATATCACAGTAGCAGATGGAACATTACTTTCAGTTACTTTACTCACCATTCCTGGAATCATCCACCAACCTCCACTGATTCCTGTTAACTAATTGTTAATGACCACACGTTGCCAACTTTTGTGGCAACAACTGTAGTAGCCGGCCCTATGTCGATGGGTGATACAATCTCACCACCTCGCTCTAGGGTAATCATATTCTTATCAAAATGAATATGTGCCTCTTTTACTTCAGGGAAAGACTTAGCCGTCATTGATAGACCGACTCCAGTCTTTCCCGTGATTGTAACTATCGCAGGCATTATGCGTTCGCAACAGTCAAGGTATAAGTATTACCGCTAACTGTCAGCGTCCACGTAACGCCAGCAGAAACGTCAATCTGGGCTATCTGTTTGCCCATACCGCTATCATGTTCAATATGAAGAATTTCATCTTTAGTTACAAGACTAAAGAATGATACATTCTGGAATACCTGTGCCGTTATTGCCCTTCCGGGTCCAATAACGCCAGTAACTGTGGCTGTTCCTGGCATGATTAGTAACCAGCAGGAACGGCTAGTGCATCAATATAGCTGCAAGCAGCAGGGTTATTAACAAACGTCTGCATACCAACTACCATGTAGAATATCTCTGCGGTCGCAACGCCACCGGAGGCGCCACGAATCTCAAAGATATTACGTCCATCAGTAGTATAGAAGCCGATAGGCAGAATCTCTGCACGGCCCCAAACGCTATCAACAATGAAATCAATACGTGTCTTATCCCAGTTATATGACAGCTTGGTGCTAGCACCAGCCAATGTCTGTTTACCAAAATACAGATTGAGTCCTTCCTCTTTTGCAGTCTTCGGAATGTGCATCAGAGCTTGGCCAATCTCTTCATATGCCTGTGCCTGTGCAGGGTGCAACCAGGCAGTAGGTGCGAAATCATTATCAATACCAACACGATTACCAATCTTACTCATTGCCAACCTAGGCAGTGGCAGTGTCAACGCAGCACCCGCAGCATTCACCCTATTTGCACGAATCTCAGGGGTTGTTGCGCGGCTGAATCCAAGCCAAGTGCCTGTGCTAGCATTAGAATGATGGTAAGGCACACCATACAACGCAGGAAGCGAAGTAGGAGTGGTGATACCATTCGTAACAATCTTATCGGTAGCAATCACGCCTGCAATCTGAGGCGTAATGCTAATGCTCTTATTATCTACGTCCAATGCACTGATGACTCCGCTACCACGAAGAGTAGCAAGAGTAGCATCAAAGACCTGGACAGTCTGTCCAAATCTCATCAGCCTAGCACCGAATCCATCAGTAGTCATTGTGATAACATTTGAGCCGCCAGCAGGCGTGTCAGTGGTAACTGTCCCAATGACCCCATCTCCAGCCTGCATAAGCTGTGAATCAAGCTGACGCCTTAATTCATCCAATGCTGTAGCAGTAAGGCGGCGAACACCATTGGTGATAGCCTTTCTATCATCATTGGTCGCCCACTGAGTCAGCTTGGTATATTCGATGTTCTCACTGAGGAACACGCAATTAAGAACAGCCTTATCAAAGGTAGGACCACCACCACGACCGAGGTCTCCACCATCAGGATTGAAATACTGGAACGAGCCTCCTGGCCGTAGCTCAAGAGGAACTCGCATCTGGCGATTGGAGATTTTCTCCACATCGCGTTTCTTGATATGAGCGAAGAACTTGTCATCTCGCTCAAACAATGTCCGGATTTTTGGTATAACACGCTCTAATTCTAGAGCGGCTACCTGTGACTCTACAACAGCCATGTATTCCCTCGCTAGTCAGAATTCAAGAAGTCTAATGTAGACATTCCCTTTGGAATCTGTTTAGCTCCGTTGTCGCTGTTGGGCTTTCCACTTGCGAGGGTCGTGGATGACCTTGTTCTGCCAACAGGTAGCGGTCCTTTCTTATCTCTTGAATCAGTATCTTCAGAACCTCTTCGACTACCTTTCAATGCCACATTTCTTTCTTTCTTAATCAGTAGTGGTAGAAGAGTCCTGGCCTTGGACAAGTAGGCAGCTTTGATTTTGTCCATAGACTCTTTGTCGAAATCATTCTGGAAGGCTCTCTCCCAGAGTCTATCATAAATATTCTTGAACCTAACATCTCTTGAAATCAGGTTCTCCAAACCTTCAAGAACCTTGCCGGTAGCTATGTCTTTGACATATCCTGACATTGACTCGTTTGGGTCAATGGCCTTGTCTACGGTAGCTTTCAGGATATTATCAACCTTGTCACCAAGGCTATCCATAGCAGTATTATATTCTTTTTCGATAAGATTTCTCTCTCGTTGAGAGATTTCTTCGTCCTTTGCTTTGTCTTTCTCAGCAACTTCCTCTTTGGCGAGATTCTGAGGATGTGTAAACTTGGTAGTTCCAAAGATGAAGTTGTTTAGAATAGCGGCAGCTTCTGAAAGTTCCTCACTATTCTGTTCTTTACCAGCCTGGACCATTGAAACAATGGTATGCTTAATGACATTGCCGATTGTGTGATAATATGCGTGCTGGTCAACCTTGTATAGAACTTGGATATAATTATCAACAATCCTATGGAAAGCTTCTTGGTCTGAGTCTTTGACAGCGGCTAGCAGAGTCTCTGTCGAGCCAGACATAATCTCTTTATCGTATCTGTCTAGTATCTCAGCTTTCTCAACAGCCTCTTCAGCATCTTTAATAGTTGGCAGCAGTTCGGAGTATCGCTGCTCACGATACATAGCCGTTTCAATAGCTGGGAACTTCTTGAATAAGTCAGGATAAGCAGCTAGTATCTCTTTTCTTTTCGGAAGCTCAACGAGTTCGAGGTCTTCTTCTCCTCGTTCCTTAAGGTCTTCCTCAAGTTCGTCTTCGAGAGTAAGCTCCTCTTCTTCCTCCTTCTCCTTTCCTTCTGGAGTCTTTTTAGATTCATCTTCCTTACCCTTTTTAGGAGGTTCGTCCAATTCAAGAGTTTCAACCTTGTCATCTTCTTCACCTAGAAGGTCAATGACAGATTCTTTATCGAGAGCTTTATCTTCGACAGCTCCAGCATTACCAGGCGAACTATTGTCCTGTTGCGACATTTTCCTTCTCCGCTAATGGCTGATTAGTTCCGGCTGCTGCCTTAGGGTCTAATTGCTCAGCCATTTGCTGTTGCAATTGCAGCTGTTGCATTTGAGACTGAGCCTGCATCTGTGCTTGCTCTTGAGCATCCTGCATCATCTTAATCTTCATAGCTTCAAGATGAGCTTTCATATGCAGTAATACATTCTGGTATCCGGGCGGATTCTCGGTCTTTAAGATTCTTCCGGCAGAACCAATCAAATAACCTCTACACGTATCAGCTTCAACTTGATGATTATCCAAATCAAAATCAGGTTCTATTGATGGCAATTCAACAGGAGGAAGCTCCATTGGGTCTTGCCCCTGAGCCATTGCCTGCATCATAGCTTCCTCAGATGGAGGCTCTGTAATTGGCTCAGATTGGATTAGTAATCCAATCTCTTCATATTGCTTCTCTACATCCTGCTGACCAGGAATAACGAAGTCATCCAAGCCAATTGCTTCTGCTAGATTCTTGATGTTCTCAGGCTGAGTAAGAGCTTCTATAATCTTCTCATTCTGAGTCTCAAGCAACTTCATGTAAGTATCTTTACGCTGAGACCAGGTGACAGGTAGGTTCTCGTTTGCTTCGAGTTCAACTCTACCAATCTTACCTTCTAGCTCGGCAATCCTAATAAATACGTTAATGAAGTTACCCTGCTCGTCTCTCTCGACGGATTTCTCATCTTCCTTTAATTCTTGAATATACATTGGGATAACTTTACCAAATACATCCTTCCACCACATTGTCAGCATCTTCCAAGTATTCTGCAATCTTTGCAGAGCTTGGGCACGACTCATCGAATATTCCGAAGCTGTCTTAGAACCTTCGATTTGTCCACCAAACAAGCTAGGCAATGCGCCAGATGCTGTCTGTCCAAGTCCTTGAATCTGCTGGAAGAATGGGAGCACTTCCTGACTAAGTGTGGCCGTCCTAGTCTCAAAAAATCCATCAGAGACAGCTTTACCTGTCTT